TATGCTTTGTCTCGTCAAGTAGATACTGATCTATTTAATCTTGGCAAATCGTTCGGTACTGGTGACGGCACTTTATGGACTAACACTGCTGCTGCATTCTTCTGTGACGCCACTAACGGTCTTACAGCTTATGCAGACGACACTGTTACTACTGCTGACGTTTTCACTGATGCTTGTTTCCGTGATCTAATCCAGAAGCAGGATGACGCTGATGTCCCTATGGACAACCGTGCGTTTGTTATTCCTCCTTCATTGCGTAATGCAATCATGGGAATAGAGCGTTATGTCTCGTCTGATTTTGTTAGCGGCGAGCCTGTTCAAAATGGCAAGATTGGTAACCTGTATGGTATTGATGTTTACATCTCTACTAACTGTCCTATTACTGAGCTTGCAAGTGCAAATTCAGCGGGTGGTCAGATTCGCGCAGCAATGCTCGTGCATACAGATACTATGATTCTTGCAGAGCAAGTTGGTGTTCGTTCACAGACTCAGTACAAGCAGGAGTTCCTCGGAACACTGTATACTGCTGATACTCTGTACGGTGTCAAGACTTACCGTCCTGACAGCGGCTTCATCATGGCTGTTAACGGCTAAACGGAGATGGGGGTGGGGAAACCTGCCCCCTTATCTTATGCGTAATAAAGACCCAAAATTAACCAAGCTCGGATTAAGTGGGTATAATCAACCCAAAAAAACTCCTAATCATCCCACAAAGAGCCATGTTGTATTGGCTAAAGTTGGTGATGAAATCAAGACTGTCCGCTTCGGGCAGCAGGGCGTAACGGGCGCAGGGAGTAATCCCAAGACTGCCAAAGACAAAGCGCGAAAGAAATCATACTACGCTAGGCATAACGCTCAAGACTCAAGCCCTTCAAAACTATCTGCAAGATACTGGTCGCATAAAACCAAGTGGTAACTACAGGAATTTAACATGGCAACGATAGTAACCAAGAACAGCTCAACCGCTTCAGCCGTACCAACTACGAGTGACTTGGTTCAGGGCGAACTCGCGGTCAATGTAACTGACAAGAGACTATTCACAGAGAATGCTTCTACACAGATTGTAGAACTAGGCACTAATCCTTCTACTGTCACAACCACTACCGCGACTGTATCCGGTACTCTAACAGCCAACGGCACGTTTGCTTCGAGCAACGCAGTCATCACAGGCGGCTCAATCAACTCTACGCCCATTGGTGCAGTTACCCCGTCAACAGTAAGGGGTAGCACAGTAACAGCCACCACGGGCTTTGTAGGCGGTTTGACAGGCGATGTAATTGGTAACCTGACAGGTAACGTCACTGGCAACGTAACTGGTAATGTTACAGGCGATCTAACAGGCAATGTCACAGCAACTTCGGGAACAACTACACTTAATAATTTAGCTCTTACAGGCACTGTAGACTTTAACGCAGCACGACTTACTGACATAGGTACGCCTACCGCTGCGACAGACGCTGTAACGAAAGCCTATGCAGATGGTCTAATCACTGCCTTAGTTGATGGCGCACCTGCTGCCCTAGACACTCTAAATGAATTAGCTGCTGCCTTAGATGATGACGCAGCTTTCCACACAACAGTGACTAACAGCATTGCTGCCAAGCTACCTCTTGCGGGTGGAACAATGACAGGTGAACTGTCGTTAGGTGCTAATAAGATTGTTAGTGTGGCTAACCCTACTCTAGCTCAAGACGTAGCGACTAAAGCCTACGTTGACGCAGCAGACACCACAGGACTCCCACTTGCGGGTGGTACGATGTCCGGTGCTATTGCAATGGGTACGAACAAGATCACAGGAATGGGTGATCCTACTGCCGCACAAGACGCAGCAACTAAAGCCTACACAGATTCTATTTTAGGCAGTGCTACCTCAGCAGCTACATCAGCCTCAGCAGCAGCTACGTCAGCGTCTAATGCTTCTACTTCTGCTAGTGGCGCAGCAACTTCTGCCACAAACGCAGGTAACTCAGAGACAGCAGCAGCTAGTTCTGCCGCAGCAGCAGCAACCACTTACGATAACTTTGATGACCGCTACTTAGGCGATAAATCTTCTGACCCTACCGTAGACAATGACGGCAACGCTCTCTTAACTGGTGCTTTGTACTTCAACACTACGTCTGACGCAATGAAGGTTTACACAGGGTCTGCATGGGCAGCAGTAGCTCCTACAGCTACCTCTGTAACTGTTTCACAGATCAGCGACTACAATGGAACAGCGGCAGAATTAAACTACACTGACGGCGTAACAAGCCCTATACAGACTCAGCTAAACACCAAAGCTCCACTAGCCTCCCCAACCTTCACAGGCACAGTCACTGCTACTGCTTTTAGTGGTGACGGCTCGGCATTAACAGGTGTTGATTCTCTTCCAAGTCAAACAAACAACGCAGGAAAGTTTCTTACTACAGATGGCACAGACCCATCATGGGCAGAAGTTTCAGCATCGCCTACATTAGATGCCGTTGCTTCTGGGGCTTTATCAAATGGAGATACAGTTGCTATTAACGCAGACGGAACAGTAAGTGTTGTTCAAGAATCTAGCGAAGCTACTGGCTCTACAACAAATTTTAATACTGGAAATACCGATTACATAGACAGCGCATACGACAGTAATAGTAATAAAATAGTTTTAATTTATCGAGATGGTGCAGGTTCTAGTCACGGAAAAGCAGTTGTAGGAACTGTCAGTGGAACTTCGATTAGTTTTGGCGGCGAAACTACATTTATCGCAACTAATTCTACAATGCACAAGATTACATTTGACAGCAATAGTAACAAAGTAGTCATAGCATTTAGAGATGGCTCGAATAGCAACTATGGCACAGCTATTGTTGGAACTGTAAGTGGGACAAGTATTTCATTTGGAAGTAAAGTTGTTTTTGTGACTAAAAACGCTCTTCGCTTAGGAATTACTTTTGATAGTAATAGCAATAAAGTTTTAATCGCTTATAGAGACCAAACTACTTCGCAATATGGTCGCAGTGTAGTAGGAACGGTAAGTGGTACTTCTATTAGTTTTGGTAGTGTAGTCACTTTTGAAGAAGCAGACGTGGCTACTACAGAGTTTGGCATTGATGTTGCTTTTGATAGTTCTAATAATAAAGTGGTTGTTGCTTGGAATGGTAATAGTGTTGGAAAAGCTGTTGTCGGCACAATAAGCGGGACATCTATTACTTACGGAACGGCGGCTACATTTAACGCAGCTTACACCGATAATATAAACGCAACATTTGATAGTAATGTTAATAAAGTAATAATTGCTTATACAAATGGTAGTTCTACTGCTATTGGGACGGCAATTGCTTGCTCGGTTGTAGGTACTTCTTTAAGTCTTGGTGCGCCTATAGTGTTTGAAACAAGCAATATTAACCAACTTGGCATCTCTTTTAATGCAGACGCAAATAAATTTATTATTAGTTATAAGGATGAAGGCGATACAGATAATGGCAAAGTAATATCTGGCACTGCTGATATTACAAATTCTATTACTTTTGACGCTGACTCTACATTCGAAACAGGTGAAGCAAGTTCCAATACTAATGTTTTTGATAGCAGTAATAATAAAACTGTTTTGGCTTATTATAATGGCTCAAATGCTGTCGGTCGCACTTATTCGCCACTCTCTAGTAATAACAATAAATACATTGGAATTTCGGATGGCGCATATTCAGATTCGGAAACAGCAAAAGTTCAAATTGTGGGTTCTGTAGATGATGCTCAAACTTCTTTGGTAGCAGGAGCAAAATACTACGTTAAAAGCGATGGCACTTTAAGCGCCTCTTCTGTTGATTCGAGTATTTATGCAGGAATAGCAGTTTCATCAACAAAATTGATTATAAAAGGTTAAGTCATGAAAACTATTGTAGATGAACACGGATGCTCAAAGTTTCTTTTCTCAGACGATAAGCAAGTCAATATGAAGGCTGACTGCATTGAAGTGGGCGACCCTGCTAACTTGGATTTTATCGTCAGTGATTTAAACTCTAGTAACGCCACAGTAGTGGAAGGCGTATCCGAACCAGATGATTGGTACGGCTGCAAGTACAACTACGTCAATGATTCATGGGAGTTATGCGCTGATTGGGTTGACCCGCGCTTAGAATCCGCTCCAGAGCAGTAAACAATGATAGAAATCGGACTAGCACTGGGGGCTGCTAAGAAAGCCTTCGACCTAATACAGTCTGCAATCGACACAGGTCAGCAAGCGAGTGGTCTGCTAGATCAGCTTGGTAATTTTTACGATGCCAAAGACAAAGTTCAAGAAGCCAAGGAAGATCACAAGCGCAAGCCTAATGGAGCTTACGGCGAAGAGTCAGTAGAGTCCTACGCTTTTAAAATCATCCAAGCAGAGATTGCCTGTGATGACTACGAAGCCAAGATTAAGAAGATGTTTATGGCTCAAGGCAAGACTCCTTTGTATCAAAAGATGCTACGAGTAAGGACTGAAGAGCGTGACCGTAGAGAGCTTGCTAAGCGCGAGCTTTTGAAGCTGCAACG